TAAATTTTCATCAAGAGTTAATGTAGTAATTCCAGATACTACGGGTGTTGAACTATTTATTGTGTAATAAGTTGGGGACATTGCAGCAGTTGCAGCTCCATTAGATCCACCACCACCGCTAATGGTAACATCAGGAGTTTCAGTATACTGACTACCACTACTAATAATAGTAATAGAAGCAATTGATTCTCCTTCAAGAGTAGCAAATGCTGTTGCTGTTTCTCCACTAGGTCCAGAAGGAGCATCTAAAGTAACAGCAGGAGTAGAAGTATAACCACTACCTCCATTTGTCACAGTAATTGTTTCTACTGATTCATATAATTGATCAAAGTAAACTACTTGTCCAGGATAAGGTCTATCCACATCAACTCTTACTGTTCCTGCAGTTGCTCCAGCTCCTGCATAGGTATGTGCAACAGTAGAAATACCCAAATTAACTGTAAAGGTAGTTGAAGATGGAATTGATTGTACTCTAAAATTATAAGGTCTTCTATAAGGATATGTCTTACTTCCATACTGACAAGTAAATCCAATATCAGTTAAACTCACTCCCATCCCTACTTGGAATCCATGAGCACCACTAGTAGTGACAGTTGCTTCTCCTGTTGTATGGGTATATGCCACACCTGAAATAGTAGAAGTAGTAACTCCTATATTAACAGTAATATTATCTTGTCCAGCTGCACCAGAAGACGTAACAATTCCCGTAAACTGCAAATCACTTACCCCATGAGCAACCATTCCCTTAGTACCAAAACTACAGTTACTGTTTGCCACATCTGCTTGTCCACCCTTATGGCAAGTTATTGCTTGGTCACAACAAATAGTGAATACTGATACTAACTGAGCATATCCTTGATTGGTTACAGCAACTCCTACTCCCCCTTCATTATATTGAGTAAAGGCATCAACGTTCATTGCTTTAAGTAATCTTGCTTGATTACCATCAATTCTTATTCCTACACCTGTAGTGGTATTACTTGTACAATTCTGAACATATGGACCTTTCCACTTTCCACCACCTACATTTTCGGCAATTTCACTTGTCGGGAATCCAACGGCCGCTGCTGAACCTACATGTCCAGTAAAAGTCATATTTGCTAATTTAGTTCCCTTTCTTACATGGAATATATCTTTATGAGCAATAGTACCACTTACATTAACTGATCTTTGATCATCTCCTACAATGGATACGTTCGCAGGAACTTCAATAGGATTTGCTTCTTGATAATTTCCAGAAAGAACCTTAATCGTTGATCCTGTCGTTGCTACTCCAACAGCACCTGCAATAGTTAACTTGGCATTATCAATTGAGGTTCCATTATTAGCATCATCTCCATCCTTAGCAACATAGAAAACATTAGGTGCAGAGTTAATACCTGACGCACCTGCATCAATGGTTACATTATCACCAATCGTAACTTGAGAATCGGTAATCGTAACATCTTCATCACCAATGGTAATTGTATTAGTAGTACCATCAATGGTTACAGATGAACGACCTATGGTGAGAATACCGACTACACGAGCATCACCATCCACATACAGAGCAGTACTACCCGTACCAATTTGTACGGTTCCAATTCCATTACCAGAACCAAGTGTGGTTAACCCTACAACAGATAAATTATTACCAATCTGCACATCAGTTCTAAATGTAGATATTCCAATAGAATCTACATGTTGGACATCCTCATAAAATATAGTTCCTCCAACAGAAATATCTCCATCAAAATATGCTACAGTTTGTAATCCTACCTTCCCAACATACAAAGGAAAATGAGCCCGTGCAGTTGTACCAATACCAACAGAATCTACTGTATGAATACCAACTGAGGTAGATCTCCATATTGTACTACCAGCCCCTGCACTACCACCTATTTCATCACTACGAATACCAACTAATTTTAAATGCTCATTATAAATTAAAAGGTTTCCTGTAGCAATACCTGAAGCACTTCCTATAGGATAAGTAGAAATACCAACATCATCTAAAGTATCAAACCTTACAGCACCACCTCCACCAAATGTGGCTAACTGTTGTTGAACTCTATTAACAAATAATGTATAACTTTTAGATAAATCCTCAATAGTGGCAAATTTCTTATCTAATGGTGTAAGAGGATCAGGTTTACCACCAACTGACTGTGCATAAGTAGGTGGTTCATTTAAAAGACCTTCAGTTAATGTTTGCTGTTTTTTTAAGTCTTCAACAATTTTATAAAGTTCAGCAATATTAGTTGTTTGATCAGTATACTTTTTATCAAGATTATATAAACTCTCCTTTAAATCTGAAATATTATCATCATAATATTTTGGTTCAGGAAGATTAGCAATCTCTTCTTTCAGTCCTTCAAAATATCCTTTAAGTTTTTTATCAGATTCATAACTTTTATTATCTAATTCACTTATCTGTTTCTCAATCTTTTGTCTTGTCTCATTTAACTTACTTAAGACACTTTTCTTTAATTTTCTATCATCATCTTTAAACTCATCATGATGTGACCAAATTTTAATTGCTGCTTCTTTTAATTCCTCATATATCTTATCCTTAGCTTTCTTTAACTCTTCAATTTCTACTCTTTTCTCAAAATCTTTAAGATCTAAATTTTCAGTTAATTCCTCAAGATCAGAATCAAACTTGGTTTTAAGATCTTTTATATGATCTCCTACCTTAACAAAATCATCATCAATAACACTAAAAGTTTTACCAATCCATGAAAAATCAGGAACCTCATTTACCTCATTAACCCATTTGGGGAAAGTAGGAATTTCCTCTTTGACTTTATCAATAGCTTCGCATATTGCTTCTATTTCACCATCATAATACTTTGGTTCAGGAAGATTTTTTATCTTCTCTTCAATTGTATTTAATTGCTCATCATAATATTTTACTTCGGGAAGATTTTTAACTTCCTCTCTTACTGAATCAATTTGCTCACATATTGCTTCTACTTCGGTGTCGTAATACTTTACTTCTGGAACTTCTGGAATACTTCCTTTTAATTCTTCTAAGTGCTCAGAAAGTTCTTGGAGTTCTTTATCATAATACTTTATTTCTGGAATATCAGGAATACTTTCCCTGACATCATTGACCATACGAACTAACTCACCCCATTGAGGTGCTTTTACTACATCAACGGTTTCAATTTCAGTTGGTATATAATCATCTTTCCAATTATCTGTTTTTACCTCTTCTTGTATATCTTCTTTCTCTTCCTGAATAAAATCTTCTACAGAGGGTAACTCTTTCTCCTCTGATATAAATTCATCTACTGATGGCAATTCTTCCGAATTATCTTTATAGTCTTCTATAGACGGCAAATTTTCAATGTTGTCTTCCGACATGTTATGAGTAGCTTAGGTACTTTGGGATTTCTCTCCCCTCAATTTATTTATTGTCCTTTGGAAGTCCAGTTTTTATGAGTTTAGCTAGTTCTGCGGTTGATCCAACAAACAATGCATTATTAACAGTATTGGGGCCTTTTGATTGCTGCTCTTCATTAACATCTTTCAATTTCTTCTGAAGATCCATTAACTTATCAGTAGCATCAGAAACACTCTTAATTAACTGTCCTGCTACTTCATATGCTCTCGGCATTTCGCTCTCTTGAGCAAGTTCAAGAATTCCGTCAATTGCTTCTTGTCCTTTTTCAATGATAGAATATAAATTGCCTCTTGTATATTCATAATCTCGTGTAATATCATCTTTAGTTGGAGGTTTTTGTATTCCAACAGGTTCTTTAACTTCAACAGACTCCACTTCTACTTCTGGAGTAATATTAAATGCATTATCTAGTTGTTTCATTGTTCTTATAAGAAGGATCCATCAAATCCAAAGTCATCTCCAACTTCGATTAGAGAATTGGTTGTGGCAGTAACTTTATTGACTGCAGCACCAGAAACGTGTGCAGTTGGAGTAGTTCCATCTTGACCTCTCTTAACAACCAATTTATTACCACTCTTCTTATCAACATAGATGGACTCACTATCAACAATCACATATGAATTCAATGCAATACCAGAAGAATCATTAACCTCCATCAGAGTACCCTCAACACCCATATCTTCCGATAGATTGGTTGTCACATCATTATCATAAGCCTTAGTAGCACGAGGAACAACAGAGTAGGTAACATCTCTGGTTGGAGTCTTGGTAGAACCACCAACAACGTATCCAATTTTTGCAGATTTGATAAGATCCTTGGATGCTGCAGATGTATCTCCAACAGGACCAAATAGGTATGTTTTTGCTGTAAATCTAAATGTATAAATTAATGATCTACGAGTTGTAAAATCTCCTTCATAATCATCTTCCATTGTAATATTTTCAATGATAACAGGAATATCTCTCTTCTCTCCAATAGTGCTTACAAGGTCTACACTTAATGTATATGCTGGTTGAAAATAAGGTAATATCTGTTCTACAATCTGAAGCATATCATCATTTAACTTCGTAAATACTGAAAGTTCAAAAGACATATTATAAGGAACAGGCATATAGGTTTTTCTTATAGCCGTTGCAATTCCTACTGTCTGTGATTTAAATGTTTGAGTTGTTGTTACTTTCCTTGATCCATCATATTGCAATCCAGTAAATTCAAATGACATTCTAGGTAATGTCACTGAAGTAGGTTTATTAAGATCAGGAGATTGTTGAAGACGGGCTAAAAACTTCTGAGTAGGTCCATATGCAAGAGGGACTCGGATAGTGCTTACAACATTATCATCAGAATCTTCATGCTGAATTTCTATTCCATTAAAAAGGGTTCCAAACGAAATAATCGTTCTTCTCAATATTTCGTGATAAAAATACTCAAACATTTCTATAAACCTATTGTATTATATTTAGGGAGTTCCGAATGGATTCTTTTCACTAAAATCCAGAATAGAATCTGCTTGAGTTTCTATTTCTAAATTATCAGGATATTCACTCACTGTATTATCCAATTGTTCTGTCTTCAATTGATAAACAGCTTCACTTTCTGATCCAGTAATATTCTCACCTGCTATAAAGTCTCCTGTAGTATTAGAGATGACTAATACACCTGTTACAGCATTCCAAGTCTTAACAATTGCTGTCTTACCACTCTGAGATCCAGTTACAGTTTCATTATCTATAAAGTCTCCTGTTCCTGCCATATAAGGAGTTCCAATGGTAATTGTAGGTGCGACAGTATAACCAGCACCAGCATAAGACATGTAAACATTGGAAATAGTTCCAGCAGAACTTACAACCGCAATAGCAGATGCAGTAGTTCCAATACCAGGTCCACTAATAGTTACAGAAGGTGCAGTGGTGTATCCAGAACCACCATCGGTAATAGTAACAACACCAACCACATTATCACTAATTCTAGTACTTGCAGCAGCTCCCACACCATCAGTGTTGCTACTTAATATAACAATTCCAGGATTATCGGTATATCCAATACCTGGATTTTGTACATAGATTCCTTGTACCTTAGAACCTATTTCAGATCCATCACAATTAATAATTCCATCGAGAAGAGTTGCAATACCAACCGCTTGACCACCTATAGTTGGAGAAGATGAAATTGCTACATTAGGTGCAGCTGTGTATCTTTCACCTCTATCGGTTATAACAAATTGATTGATACCACCAGTGGTTACAACTCCTGCAATTGCTGTCGCAGTACTTCCTGCAGCAACCAAAGTAAGAGTGCGGAGGTTAAAGTCTACATCAACTGTATCATCAATATCCTCAATACCAGTATCAATAATCTCATCTTCTGGTCTGAATAGTTCACAAGT